ACTCCAATCAATCCTTTTGACTTCTGGCAGGGTGCTAACTTCAAACTGAAACTGAAGAAGGTTGCAGGTTACTGGAACTATGATTCTTCTGAGTTTGATAAAGTTGCACCACTCTTGGATGATGACGATGCACTAGAAGCATTGTGGCAAAAGCAATACTCTCTGTCAGCACTTGTTGCAGCAGATCAATTCAAGTCCTACGAGGACCTGGATAAGCGTCTGAAGATGGTGCTTGGTGCTAAACCTGCTCCCCGTCGTTATGATGAGGAGACTGATAATGAAGACAACTCTCGCGGCAACTTTGCTCCTGACTGGGCAGCAAAGAGTGCTCCTGCAGCAGACTTCAATGCACCTGACATCACTCCAACCAAATCTGTTGACTCAGATGAGGATGATGCACTGTCCTACTTCCAGAAACTTGCGGAGGAGTAATGGATAGCGCAGTTCATGCATGGAACACCATGAGTTACGGAGAAGGATTTCTCTTCTCCGTCTGGTTGTTAGGAATGTATTACATCAAACTTAGGATGGACAAATACTTCAATTAAAATAGTCTGATATTATCAGCAGTCTTCAAGGTTTCAGTCTTATATTGACTGGAACCTTTTTTGTATGTCATGAGTTCTTCAAAGTCATCCATGATTACATTTAGATATCTTGGTTTTAATAAGTAAATGCTTCTCTTGTTGTTATTTAATTTCTCTTCATACTGATAGTTTGTGATTTCAACAACAGGATACCCAGTAACCATTCCAGATCCATCATAATAAGTTATACTATATGTTGAAGGAACTTGTAATCCCTTTTGAACAATTATAACATCATCACTATTTTTAAGTTCAGTAGTTTCATAGTGGTGAGATGAATTTAAATTATCATAAGTGCCGTACTTATTTAAAAGATATGTATCGAATTCAAGTTGTGGCATTGGCCATTCATCCTGAATATTGATAATATTATTACTAGTTAAGACAACCCAATCTAAATCAGACCTACCATAGACTTTTGATGCAACATTATCAGGTCTATCATTACCAAGAATTTCATACTTAGTAAAGAATGATAAGTCTTGATAGATGTCTTGTTTTAAAGCAATTCTTTTGAATAAATTTTTTACATTAATATAATCTGATATCAATGCATCAGGAAGTCTGCTAACATATTCAAAATCTGGAACCTTGTCGAAGTAATTTGACATTTTAGAAACCTATTGCGTCAGTTGGCATGTCTTTATAACTATCATTATATACAGGTTCAAGTTCTTTAAACTGAAGAGACATTTGATATGATGACATTGCACCATCTTCATAGGGAGCATAGTTTCCTTCAGGAGTATATTGAACACTACATGATAGTAGAGCACACTCTTTAAATTTATTTAAGTAGATATTTTCATCATTATCACCCATTTGCACATACTTAATTCTAAATGTATGAGGTGTTTTTAAGAAAAGTCTTGACTGTTCTCTAATTGGTGCCATTCCTTGCTTAAAGAATCTAATAATTTGTGTGATTACTTTTGCTTCAGCAGCACTTCTTGGAGACATTTTGAATTCAAAAGCAAATGGTCTTAATGATGGACCTTGAAATAATAGTTCAAGGTTTGGGTTAAGAATCATTCCTTGAGTTCTACTAAGCAATGAGTTTGGATCAGCACCCACTGCAGTTGCTGCAAATTTTCCTTGAATTAGTTGCTTCATCTCCGTGTTATTTGTAACTAATTGACTTTTTAAATCACCCAAAGCAGCACCAATCGGTGTGCTTCCATCAGGAGTAAGAGCTTTTAATGCCAATCCTGCTGCTGCAAGTTGAAGTGGACCCATGGTGTCATCACCCCAATTACAAGCATTAGCATCAGAAATACCACCTGGAATTGGTAGAGTAACTGTTCCAATTGATTCTCTAGTTGAATCTCTTTCACCAAAACCAAATCCGCTAATTTTTTTGGGTTCATACTTTAGCATATCAAATTTAATAACATCCTGGTTCGAATCTCTAGTTACAGGATAATGTAATGGAGCTCCAAAATCATCCCTTGTTCCTGCTTCGTTTTTTGAAGGTTCGCCACTTGGTCTTGAAGTATCTCCTGCTTCACCCTCATCGTTTGCATTATTCCCAGAACCACCACCAAGCACCTCTTGATTTTTTCTACCAGCATCTGTAAGTCCGCCAGCAGCAGCATCTGCTTCATTTTTTTGAACTATATCTCCAGCATTTTTGGTTTGTTGTTTTATTGAACCTCTTAATTGAGAGTCTGGATTATTTAATGCCTTTCTTTCTCCTGCTGTTGCATTAGATGATACTATATTACTTGTTTGTTTTCCATTTTTATCAACGCTTACCTCTTGAACTTTTACACCATTATTTCCTTGTGCATCAGTTCTAAAAGTTTCTCTCTTTATGCTACCATCACCAAGAGTAGTAACCTCTGTTTTGTAGTAATTATCGACACCTTTTGATGAAGCTCTTCCTTGCTTTTCAGAAACTGTTACTTTAGCTACCTTGCTATTTGCTGATGCCATTACAGACTATCTTTTTTCTATTTAGTAAGTATCTTTACGAAGTGCATAAGGTATAGAAAGCAAGTCTCCTAGTTCTTCATAGTCAACAATATAAAGTTGACCTGCTACTTCTTCCCAAGTATAATTTCTATACTTACCTAGGTGAAAGTTTGCTCCACGAAACCCCCAACGGAATACTTCTGTGCAAGCAATCAATGGGTGCTGATCATATGTTATGCGAGGTGTCTTTGCATTATAAACAAAGGTATAAAACTTTCCTGCTTCTGGTATAGGTGTAACAGTATCATTCAACACTTCCATGATCTCAAGCATCATAACTTCTTGATCATTCGTTTTGTTATTGAGATCTGGAATGAGTTGTTCGATACGGTTCATTTGATTCCGAGTTCGTCCTCTGTGATGATCTTAAAATTAATCCTTCTATCTTCACAAAACTCAACTGCTGCTTTCCACTTTGCTTGATTGACTGCAAAAGTCTTACACTCATAGATGTATGACTTAGTAACTCTTGACCTTTTCTTAGGTTCTATAGTTTGTCTTTTTGGTTTTACCTCAATCACATAAGTCTTAATCTGTCCCGTATTTTCCTGCACCTTGATAATAAAATCTGGAAAGTAACGATGAACTCTTCTGTCTATTGGTGAGATGTACGGTATGTAAAATTCTTCACTACCCCACTCAAGAATGTTTTCATTTAAATCACAGTAATGACAGAACCTACGTTCCCAACTACTACGGCATATGATATTATTAGCATTGCCTTTATATTTCTTTGGGAATGATGGTTTGTATTTACTTTTGATACTTTCGGCCATACATAATATATAAGGTTAAAAATATTTATAGATGGCAAACCCCGCCGAAAAGGAAGTAAGAAGAAAAAGTGTCGATGATGTCAAAGTAAACTTATTACGACCATCATTAACCTCTTACTTTGCTGTTCAAATTCCTCTTCCAACTAACGATGGAAAAGAAACTGATGTATCAAGGAAGTTGAGAGATGTTCTTGGTGCAGATCAGGGTCAATTAAATCTTCTTTGTACTGATACATCTCTTCCTGGTTCACAATTAACCACGATGGATATTAATAATGATAGAACAGGCGTGACGGAGAAGCACGCATATCGTAGAATGTTTGATGATAGAATAGATTTTACATTTTATGTTGATGCCTCAAATTATCTTCCAATTAGATTTTTTGAAACTTGGATGAAAGGAATTATGATGGAAGAGGAAGGAGATAATATGGATAAAGCATATAATTACAGACCCACATATCCAGATGAATATACTGCTGATCAAGGATTGAAAATATTTAAATTTGAAAGAGACTATCAACAATTCATGACTTATGAATTCATTAGATCATTTCCTTTGAGCATATCTTCGATGCCAGTATCATACAGTGGAAATGATTTACTGAAGTGTACTGTTTCTATGTCATACATTAGATACATTCAGAGTGGACCGAATAATAATACATCATCTCTAGGTTCTCCCTTAGATGTCTTTAGTCAAGCAAGGGAAAGTCTCCTTAATGATCCAAATGCAAATCCATTTTCTTTTGATCTGAAAAAATTTGGTTCACAATTACGCACTGGTGCCAACGATCTCTTGGGATCTTTCTCCAATATTGGTTAATAAATAACAATACTGAAATACATCTATAAGACATTATGCCTTTACCAAAGATTGCAACACCAACATATGAGTTGGAATTACCTTCAACTGGAGAATCAATTCAGTTCAGACCTTTCCTAGTAAAAGAAGAAAAGGTTCTTGTTCTTGCATTAGAAAGTGAGGATACAAAACAAATTACAACTGCAATCAAAGCAGTCATTAAGAGTTGTGTTCAGACAAAAGGAATTAAAGTCGAAACACTTCCTACATTTGATATTGAGTTTCTATTTTTAAACATCAGAGGAAAATCTGTTGGGGAAAATATTGAAGTAAATATTATTTGTCCTGATGATGAGACTACAGAAGTTCCTGTAAGTATTGACCTAGATGAAATTCGTGTTCAAAAAAATGATGAGCACACTAGACAAATTAAAATTGATGATACACTTATGATGGAGATGAAGTATCCATCTCTTGATCAGTTTATTAAAAATAACTTTGATTTTGAAAATAAAAATGCAATGGATCAATCATTTGATTTGATTGCATCTTGTGTTGATAAAATTTATTCTGAAGATGATGTATGGGCAGCAGATGATTGCACTAAGAAAGAACTCAAAGACTTCTTAGAGCAGATGAATTCATCTCAGTTCAAGTCAATTGAAACATTCTTTGAGACTATGCCGAAGTTGTCACATAAAATTAAAGTGACAAATCCAAATACAAAAGTTGAAAGTGAAGTTGTACTGGAGGGACTAGCAAGTTTTTTCGCATAGCCCTGGTACATATGAGTCTTGTTAGTTATTTTAAACTAAACTTTGCCTTGATGCAGTACCATAAATACTCATTAACTGAGATTGAAAATATGATACCATGGGAACGTGACATTTATGTTGCGTTATTGGAACAGCATCTTGAAGAAGAAAAATTAAAACAACAACAAGCGAATGGCATCTAGGGCGACTCAAACTGACACTGGTATAGATCCACAGATAGCAGAGTTGCTTGGGTTAGACTTTACTGCTGACTTAGATCGTGAAGATTATATCTCTCTTCTGAAAGAGAGGATGATGGCTGGTAGAATGTCTAGCAGCAAACTATCATCAGAAGAGACTGAACTTATTACTGATGAATTTAAGAGAGTAAAGAGAGATACACGAAAGACATTTAAAGTAAAGAAGACAAAGATAACATCAGACTCATTTAAAAAGAAAACACCATCTCTTCGTGCTGGTTCAAATCAAAAAGCACTTCCAGGAACTGGTAGGGGTGGAGCACTTGCTATAAGAAAAACTAAAGTTAATCCAGGTGCTCTGGTTAAACCTGGTGGTGAAGAACAGGAACAGAGTATATTAGAGAAAATTTTAGCAAGTGTTAATTCTATCCTTGGA